GAACATTGGAATGTGTTCACCATTTGATTCCTTCTTGCATATTTGCATGGACTCAATGGTTACTGGTCTGTCGCCATCCTCACAAGTGGACACGCAAAAACCGGACAGCCCTTGCGTGCCCACTTGTAGAGATGAACCCGATGAACTGTTACCATTGCTGTCCGGCATGTGCGACACTATAGCGCACTTTGTTTCGCTTGCAAAGTTTTGCGCTTGTCGCAAATTGCTATTGCGTTCATACATATACAAATGTACAGTGTGTCAGTCGCGTGCAAACAGTGAAGCACCAGACTTATTATTTTCCCCCCGTTTCTATGACTGATGTCACAGAAGTAATGAGTGAAGATGGCAACGATACACCGCAAGACGCAGGTGTTGTTCGCAATCTTCGCAAGAAAATCGAATACCCTAAACTCGATGAGGGTTCTTATCCAGCAGTGTGTACTAAGGTACAAGAGAAAGAGTCGCACTATAAGGACGCCCAGCCAGGCGACAAACTATTCAAGCTCTGGTGGGAGACCGAAGAGACTTACGAATCAGATGGTCCAAACGGTAAAGAGACAAAAAAGCATATTGCATTCTCACCCTGGTATTCTCCAGAAGGTGGAGAAGGTGCACGCTTCTATAAGATGTGCAAAGCCCTCACCGGTAAGCCACCATTCAGAAACCAGAAAGAGGTTGTGGTTGATGGTGAGAAGTTCACAGAAACAATGTTCGATGCCAGCCAATTTAAGGGCATGGTGTCTACTATCATCATTATGCACAGTGAGCCAGACCCTTCCACAAAGGCGTTCTATGTTAATATAGAAACCTATGTCACCACCAAGGAAGAAAAAGCGGATAACTGCGCTTTCATTAAATCGGTCAGCGAGGGGGAGAGTAAGGCGGAGTCTAAGCCTCCAGTTGAAAAGGGGACTAAGAAGCCGAAAGTCGAAGATGAAAAGACTGAAGAGAAGAAAGAGGAAAAAGCTGTAGAAGAGACGACGCCAGATGAGGGCGCCCCAAGCAAAGTCGAACAACTGCTCGCTCCTATCGAGAAAGCAGAAGATGTTAAGTCACTGGAAGACTATAAGTCCCTTGTTTTGGAGGGTGCGGATTTGACGCAGGAGGAAAGCAAGACTGTACAGGCAGCTTACGATAAGAAGCTGAAGTCACTTAGTGCGTAGGTGGCTGAAAAAAGGCAGAAACAGAGGGTGGGCGAAGTCGCTCCCCTCTTTTCTGATTAGGAGTATAATGAGGTATATGGAAGATGAAACTTTCGAGGTGGCGCATGAGGGAGACTCAGCATTTTTCACTCGCATTATGATGATGGTGCATGAGACGCGTAAAGCATATACGGGGGTAGAGTATGCTGGAAAAGTCGGTTTGCTGATAGACAAAATTGATACCGCATACACACGGTACGCTATCACTGCGCAGCAATGGTCGATGCTGTACGACACGCTTCTGGCTCCCGCAGAAGCTACCGCAGAGAATGATGAGCCTGTATACAGATTTGAGCAAAGTAAGACACAGCCCGCACGTACTCCACCATCAAGAAATGGACGCCGAAGCACATAAAGAGGCAGTACTCCAGAATGATAAGGCTCACCAAAAAACAATACGCGAAGCGGATAGGGTGGAGGATATGCAAGCCAGATTCGCTGAAATTAACAGAGAGGCGAAGATGTGGTTACGACATATAGACGTTATCCACGGGAGGATTAGTACGCAGTAGTATCCGGCTTTGCCCCTCCACCAATATTGTGTCTCTGCATGCGGTCAAGTGGAGTGTTTGGTGGTATGTCGACTTCCTCTGTCGGGGTACGCGGCCTCGACACAATGAAGTATCGAATATCATCACATGCGTGAGAAACCTTCTCTGTTTTCTCGTGGTCTTCTTTTGCCTCCTGGTTCATTGCACCAGCCCCCGGCGGCTTCGCATAGCGGATAGTCTCCATCTCACGGATACTATTTGTACACCCCTCACAGAAGTAAAGTGTAGGTGCTGGGCTAACTCCAGTGAGCGGGTTCTTGTGTTTGTTCCGCAGCTTGAGGTAGTCACGCATGCGTGGAAAACCAGCTCCTTTATCATTGTTCGCTTTCTTTAATAGGACCCCATATCGTTTGTATTCATCTGCAAGAGACTCCACCTTACCCATGCGTTGCTGGTTTTTTGCGTGGATGGATGGGTCTCCAAAGTCGACAGTGGTGAATCCATGAGATTTAAGCCATTTACACTGCTCCTCGATTGGCCAATATCTGTGGTACCCCTCTTTGTATCTAATACAGTTTCCATCGTAATCCACATACCATAGCCCAATAGAGGACGGGTTACTCCACCCATAGTCGAGGCTAACAAATTTGTTCACACCTGGAGGTGGTTCGTGGTCAGGGAGCACATGCAGTGTGCGAGAGAATTCTGGGTAGAACCTCCCCTCAGCGTAGATAAACGCCTCTTCCGGATTCGACGGGTTCTCTTGTTTCATTAAGTGCTTATCGCCATCTGGGTAGGAGTCCATCTTGAATCTATACCACGCTATCTGGCCCAAATTTAGTTCATACTCCATCTTCATTTTTGTTTCTTCTGGGGTGATAGTTCTCTTTATATGCTCCTGGGAATACCTTGTGAGGTTCCCTTTAAATGGAACGTCCATGTAGTTATCCGGATGGTCGAACCATGCGAAGAATAGTTTCTTCCATACCGATGGGTCCTTTTCCCATTCTTGGTTGAACCAGTTTCCCTTACCATTCGCTGTAGTCTCCACCACAATACGCCCTCCCTTTACCGGAACAGACTCTTGCGTGGCCGCCCATACCAAGTTCATATCCTTTACGAACGCAGACTCAGATATATGTAGACGGTGGATGGTACCACCACGCACCTCCAAGTCGACGTAGATTTTACTATCCATCTCATTAAACTTAAGCATACGAGTGGTATCACGGTCAGCGAACGGCTTCACCCATCGCTGGCCATTTGGCAATTCTATCTCTGGGATATTGTCATAAGCACGTTTTACGATTTCAAACAAGAGGTTTAATGTGGCTAAGTCATGCGCTAAAACAGCACATGTAGTATGGGGAGTCCACATAACATCATCCAATTCCCGTAGTAGCCAGTATGTACTCATACCAACCTGCCTGGATTTTAGCTGCATGATGCGCTGGTGCCCCTCTGTCTGCTGGTCTACCACCTGCTGGACTGGGTTCAATTTGAACTGCATGAGACGCGAGTCTTTCGTTTGGATATGGTAGATATTATCCATCCTCCAGTGTCGATTGAAGAGTGTCTTATCTAGCTCTTTTATCTCCTTTGGGGAGAGGTCTCTTATTTCGTTTTCGGAAATCATTTATTCCTTTACGGTAATTTTGCTATCGCCTTTTTTCGCTTCCTTTTCTGAAGCGAGAACAATTTCCTTTTGTGCGAGCCAGTCACTTTTACCAATGGGGTATGGCCGTATGTGTCCAAATTCAATGTCGGGATTACACACTATTCTGAATCCATTCTCTTGTGCCCGGATACAAAATGCAAAGTCGTGCTCTATTTCCTTGGTCTTTTTAGTTTCATTATTCTCCACAATGATGTGGTTGAATGCCTGGTTTCCTAAAACCTTTACAATGTTGTCTGGGACCAGGAAGCCAAAGCTGCCACACACACCGACATCAAATGGCTCATCTGGCCAATCTGCGGTGGGGTGCGCTTCCATCTTATCGCCGTCCCACTTGTAGATAGCTGGGAAGTTTGGGGAGTTGCCCACGCATCCAAATCCTGTTATGACTGCATTGGGGAACTTCTCTGCTGTATCAATTAGTTGCTCAAGGGCGTTAGGTGGGAACGTCATATCTGCGTCTATTTGCACCATATAAGCCCCTTCATGCAGATTGAGGATGGTGTTTCGGTTGGCTGCTGTGTTGGGTGATTGTGCATATATGAGGTTGATCTTTTCGACAACATTATTCTCATAGCTGTAGCAAATAAGCTGAGTAAGGCATTTATGGAAATCACTGCATACAGTGAAGTATTCTCCGGTAGGTATACCAAGTGTGACTACTGGTTTTGGGGATTCTTCTGGCATGTGAATTCGGGGAAGAAAATATCAATGGGGCTGGTTTCAAGTGCTGTGCACAGTTTTACCATTGTGAGACGTGATGGATTTTTGGTTGTGCCGTTTTCAATGTATTGGATTGTCCGTCGCTCCACTCTCGATACAACAGATAATCTAATCTGACTCATACCTTTGCGTTCGCGGTATTCCCGCAGGAGTAAGTGGGGCATGTACAATATTATAGCGCAAGGGGTTGCGTCGGACAACATGTGTTCAGTGTGTATAATTTATCAACATGACTAATGGACTTGCGATTTTCCTTAGCGTACTCACTGTGTGCATCTCGGCAGTGCTCATAGCTGCGTTCTATTTTTTGTCTAGCTTATCGGAGAAGGTGTCGAAATTGAATGCAGCAACCACGTTGTCAGAATTCCGAGGACTTACACAGAAGCCACGGAAAGCACCAAAGCCAGTTAAAGTAGAGCCAACCGGTGAGACTGCTCCAGACGGGACTCTTACATCACAAGCTTTGGACAAGATTTTTAAACGCGACCCCGTAATTTAATATGCCTACAGATTTAACAGATTCAGATAAGGAGGGAATTATTGCAGATTCAAAGGTAAAACTTGCGCAAGCGAAAGCGGTGCGCACACAATGGGAAGCCTGGTGTGCAACAGTAGAAAACTTCTTTAATGGTAAGCATACGGAGTGGTGGGATGAGGATGGTAACATCCGAAAGAAAACGCTATCCCCGCATGAAGTATGGAGACAGATAAATTTGATGCCGGGTGCAGAAGACATCCGACAGAATAGGCTTACAAAAAACCCACCACGTTGGCACGTCAAACAGTCTCATGGGATGGTCGCATCCTCTGAAGATATTGATGCTGCAAACGCATATCTACAAAGTATATACATCACAGAGAATTGGAGGGATAAGGTGAAAAAGGTAATTGGATACGGTGATAAGCGTGGTGTTACACCCACTGTTATTTCGTGGGATAAAAAGAGAAGTAAGCCAGAGCTTAACATTTACGATGCGTGGGACTTCTACCCAGACCCAACAGCGAACCATCCAAAGAGCTGGATGACACTCAATATTAGTACCCCTATTTCTCTTGAGGCTATAAAGCAAATGCCAGATATTGGTAAGGAGCAAGCCGATCAGTTGGTATCGGCAGGGAGGTATGCGCAATCTAAGCTTAAGGATGACATCATACGAAATCAGCATGGAGGTTCAGCGCCAAAAGGTATGTACATGCGGAACCAATACTTTGTTATAAAAGAAACGCCACAAGGGAAAGGAATTTATGAATACAACATCATTGGAGATGAGCTTATTGGTAAAGGAAAATTCCACCAGTACGATTCATTCGATGACTTTATCGACTTGTATAAGCCAAGAGATACGGACAAGTTCTACGAGCGCCCACCATGTTCGGATTGGGTCCCGTTGCAGAAATCTATCAATAAGATTTTCAGCAGCATCGAAGGGTACATAGATACATCTCTCCAGGGCCGATGGCGCAGGAGCGACAAGAGCGTTGCCGTTCCTCTGGCCGGCGAGCATGGTCAGATTTTTGATGCGGTTATTGGAGATATAGAGCAGTTTAATATGCAAGCGCTACCACAGACACACTTCCAACACTTCGATAATGCTGTCCAGCAATTTGAGACTGTAGCCGGTGTGCACGGAGAGTCTTATGGCCGGTCATCTGGAGGTGAAATTTCTGGAGTGGCACTAGCGCAGCTACAGGCTAACGATGAGCAGAACAGTGCTACGGCAGGAGATAACTTGAAGACATATTTGCAGCGTGTAGCCACAAAGACATTGAGTGTTGCTTCTAAGAACTTGAACATTAGGCAGCCTGTCTTTATTGAGACTGAGCCAGGAGAGAGCACACGTATTGATGTTATTGGAGAAGAGGCGAAGACATTACGAGACCTTAAGGATGTAGCTGGCCTACAGGCGTTTACAGATATTGAAGTAGAAATCGTTGTAGGCAGCGCATACTCCGACTTCCAACAGCAGGAAGCTGTGAAGGAACTTATCGGAGTTGGTTATGTGCCGGGAGAAAACCCAATTATGGACCGTCTCGTGGGTCGATCATGGACTGTCGGTTCACAGCGAGAGCTTACCAAGATGATGGAAGACCTTAATTCTCCAGCACGCATGATGGCTCAAGCTGAAAACCAGATGATGCGTGGCGGAGCTTTCCTTGAAGTTCGCGCATCAGATGAACATGGGGTGCACATGGAGATTCATAATACAGAGCAAAAGAAGCTACAAGCACTTGGAGATGTGGAAGGTATGGAGAATGTCGCTAAGCATATAGAAGAGCATAAGCTCGTGATGAAAGAGGTGCGCAACGGTGCACGCAGTCAAGAGGAGGAAAATACTGTATAAGAATAAATGCGCTCTTTTAAAACACTGGATTTGCTTGCTACTCCCACAAAGGAGGGTCGCGTAGATGGGTAACTGTCTACGGAAGTTGTGTGTACTTCGATGACGGCCTTTCTTTGTGGGGGTAGTACATTGCCAATAGGGGAAGCTACCCCGTTTAAAAAACGTGGGCTATATCACATTCCAATTACTACCATGAGTGATGAACCAGGCGTTACACCAACCGGTGGAGAACCCGTACCTCCACCCGCAGCCGAGCCACCTGCGAACCCACCAACGAACGGAGATGACCCGAACAATCCCGTCCCCCCTGGAAGCGGAGAGCCACTTGCAAATAGTGAGCCACCTTCAAGCCAGACGTCGGGTGGATACGATGCACTGCCTCAATACGGTAAAGATATTATTGGACGGCAGACTGAAGCCAAGAATGCAGAGAAGGCGCGAGCCGACGCTGCTGAGGCTCGAATTGCAGAACTAGAAGGTCAACCACCAACTGGCGGGACGCCAGCTCCAGTAGACGATGACCCAGATGGACAGCTTGCACTCTTTGAGTCACTTGCACAGAAGTCGGGATACAAGAAGCCGGAGGAAGTCCAAGCAATGGTCGATCAAGAATTTGCCAGAAGAGATCAAGAGAATGCTGATATTGCTGATGAAAAGCAGCTTGAAGCAACTCTCACGAAATTCGATGGTAAAGAATTGCCGCAGGTAACAAGAGAAGAGTTGAAGGTTTATTTGGAGACAATCCAATATGACCCAAACCTTAAGTATCTTGCTGGGGCACCTTGGGACGTCATTGCCAGTACGTTGAAAGCTGACGCTATCGCAGAGATGAAAGGAAACAAGATTCTTGAAGGTAGCGACGGTGGACCAACACCCCCAACAATCGCGGCTCCAGCAGAGGGAGGTCAAACTCCATCTAACGGACCCAGGAGATACGATAATATCTCAGACCTTAAGGCCGGTCTCATGGCCAATCTAGGACTCTAGGTAAACATGAGCATCCCTATCTTTTTTCCAAGCTTCTCTTATGGGTGATCTATTGACCATCTCAGATGCGGCAAGCAAATCCATTAAGGAAAAAGTGTTCCCAACGCTCGCAGAAAACCACTTGCGTACTGGTACATCTCCCGTTTTACAAATGTTCGGGTGGGAAGATAAAGCAGTTGACCAGATGACTGGTGCTGTTAATCGTCCTCGTGTCCAGCCGGTTAAAACCGTGCAAGCAGGTAATCTTATCGACGTTGTGCATGAACACTCTCTTTTCGGTGGTGGTTACGCGGTAGCGGAAGACGTCTCTCTTGAATATGGAAAGAGGGCTGAAGACCGTTCCCAAGCAACTATCCGATTCTACGAAGGTGCTTTCAAGCTCTCTCGTGCTTCTATTGCTGCATCTCGAAACAATGACATTGCTCTTGTTGAGCAGGTATCTCGACACGCACTAAACTCCCTGCGCCAAGCGCAGAAAGACTTCTCTCGTATGGCAACTCACAAACGCGACGGTATCGTAGCGTATGTGAACACTGCAACCACTTCATCCACTACTGTAACAGTGGATAACGGCGGTACGTCAGAAGGAACAGCTACACGTTACATCTTCCCAACCGGTAAATACTGGATTGGTACCACTTCAGCTATTGAAGCTGGTACTGCTGATGAAGTCGAAGTTTCTAGCATCACAAGTGCTACAAAGTTCGTCGTCTCTTCCGCAGGAAACTTTGCAGATGATGATGTAATCGTTCGTAAGAATGTTTACGCTTCAAGTGCATACCGCGAGTTCGCATGTCTCGAAGAACTCATTGATACAACAGGAACTATCCAGAACGTGAACAAAGCAACCAATTTCTGGTTCGCTTCACAGAAGGCTACTTCTGTTGGAACTCTCGCAATTTCTGATATTGATAGTATTATCACAGACGTTCGAGATTACGCTAACGACCCTAAGAAAGTATTCATTCAAGGTAACAAGACCCAGTGGAGGCGTTACTCTGATCTTCTAACTGCTAACAAGCGTTCCACCACTCACAAGGCCCAGGGCATGGATGGTATGTTCGCTGCTGGTGCTTCACAACTTACTTACTTTGCTCCTGATGGAGATTACCCTGTCTTCCTAGCGACTGACATGGCTGACGGAGAAATGCAAGTTGTCGATACAGAAGGTTACTTCTTTGCTGAAATGCACCCATTCGGATTCCTTGAAGATGCTCTTCAGATGAATGGTGCTACTGGTCAGCGTATTAGTGGACAAACTAACTATGAATTCCCGTTTGTTCATTACGGTCAAATCGTTCAAACGAACGCTCGTGCTTCTGGTCGTCTTACTGGTATTACTGGATAATTATGAATAACTCCGATATTTCATCAGAGGTGTGGAAAGGTGTTCACAAGAACTTCCGTTCTCCAAAGGAACGCGAAGAGTTCCAAGAGGCTAAGCGTCGTAATGACGCCCACCTCGATACTATGGAGGCACGACAAGAATCTCACAAAGAGGAGACAGACCGTCGTATCCAAAATGAGCTATCCGAGGAACTAGAACCACTCGTCCATAACCAGATGAAGCGTGGAAATATACTGTCCGGTCCCCAAAGACGCCTATCTTTTTCTTCTCTTCCAACTTAAATCTTATGTCTAAAGAATACCTAAGACTACAGGAACAGACGAATATTACAGACGCGAGCGTTGAGGCCATCGACCTAGTACTCGATGCCGATTCTCGTGCGATTTCTATTCGTCTCAACGAAACGCAAACGACGTCACCGTTTGCAATCAAAGATAACTCTGATGTCGTGGTTTTCCACGTTCATCCAGAGGTGGCAACTGGTGTATTTATCGACGCTACTGTTGATACAATCACTACTGGTATGGGTCTCCAAATGAATGATGGAGATGCCCTTACTACAGGAGGTCTTGCTAGTTTTGTTAGTGACTCTTCTGACACTGGTACTCGTGTACTTGTGCAAATTACTAACGATAACACCGCAGCTACAGGTGCCGTTTGTTTGAGTCTACAAAATGACTCTACTGCTGGTGCAGCAATGTCGATTACAGGTACAGGTGTACTCGGTATTGATATGTCCGCTCTTGGCGTTGCAGACTCCGTTCTTAAGGCAACAGGTACTACCGATACAACAATGAAGGCACCACAAACTGTGGCTGCTGATGAATTCTTGAAAATTGATATTGGTGGCGTAGCCCACTACATTCCTGCCTACACCGTAGCGTAAGGATTTGTACTTCTTTCCCCTTTAAAAGTTATGTCTGATGAAGACACAACTCCAGTGGATACTCCGGAGTCAGATGCTCCGGAGTCCCCTGGTGGGGAGGATGCCCCTCAAGTTGAGGAGAGTCCTCCCACTGAAACACCACCGTCTGATGAAGGTGCTGCTGAAGCCCCTCCATCTGATGACACTCCTCCAGAAGCTCCAGAAGTTCCAGAAGCTCCAGAAGTTCCAGAGGTAACAGACGAGGAAGATAAGGAAATAGACCTCCTTATGGAACTCGAAAGTCGAGGCATGTCCTCAATGACTGAAGCTATGGCTCTTATAAAGAGACATGACAATGCTAAGACTGAAGCCGCCAATATGAAGGCTGATGCCGAAGCTGCAATCGTAAAAGCTGACGCTCGTATGGCCGAACTCGAATTAGGAGAAAAGGAAATTGCAAAAAAATCGAAAGCAATGACTGACCTCCGCGACGAAGCAAACGATATGCTCGCTGCTGCGAATAAACGTATTGAATTAGCTACCCAAGTTGAAAATGACTGATGAACCTACTCCTACACCACCGGCATCCTCTATGGAAGAGGTGGCTGAGCAATATGCGTTTTACGTACATGAGTCACGTAAAGCAAAGGAGGAACTTGAAAGTGCCAAAACGGAATTTGCTGATATGATGGAGAAGAAAACTTCTCTATTCACTGAAGTTGCAAATACGCAGAGGTCACTTACAAATAAGCAGGAAGCTCTAAAAGAAGCAGAGGAAAAACTCAAAGCTTACGAGGATAAGGAGTCTGAGAAATTGGACGCACTTAAAACTGAAGCTAATACTGCCCTCGCTAAACAGCGTGAGCATGAAGCAATCCTCGATGAGAAAGAGAAAGGCTTAGAAACCCGTGAAAAAGAAGCCACTCGAACAGAGTTCCAACTCAAGTCACGCCTCCAAGGGTGCGCCGCAACCGCGTCAAACAACGATTCTAATGCTCGTGTTCTCGATGAGCGTGAGGATAATCTCAAAGCAAAAGAAGCTTCTCTTGCTGAAAAGGTGCAGTCGGTTGGACAGCGCGAAGGTGCAGTTTCCGATAGAGAAAAATCTGTTGCAGATGATCTAGCCCAGGTTGAAGCAACTCTCGCTAGTAACGCTAAGACTCTTAAAGAGCTTGATGGCGTTAGGCAAGATGTTGAACAGTCTAAAAGTCTTAACGACGCAAAGGTTACTGATCTTAGCAACTTAGAGATAAAGCTACGCCCTATCAAAAATCTTTATACAGAGTTCCGCGCTTTGGTTCTCAAGTATGGAGGTGATGATGAAAGGGTAAAAGAGTGGCTAGACTCTCATATTAATGCTTAGTTCCCCTTTACCACCTTGGCTGCTACAACTCGCGCTGAACTGCGTGCATCTCTCAAACGTAAGACTGCTTTCCAGCTTACAGTCACCGCTGACCTAGACCTCTTCCTTGATCTGGCTGACCGCCAAGTGCAGTCCGACTGGTCTCAATTTGATAAGTCAATTCTTCGATATGCAAAGGATTCTGCCGTAACAGATGCAAGTGGAATCCTTCTTATGGATGCTGACTTTGTAGAAATGGAACGGGTCGAAGATGCAGGTGAGTTGAAATACCCACGCATACAACTAGAGCAGAGATACAGTCGCACTGGTTATTACTATGCAGGATGGGGAAACAGTAATACCCAACGGCAATTACAAGTAATGAAAAACGGTACCGCACTTGCGAGCACCACAATGTATTTCTTTGCCATGAAGCTTTCTCTTATGGGTTCTGGGGCCAGTGCGGAACCAGTTATCCCAGAAGAGTTTAGAGATTTAATAGCGGTTAAAGCCGCAGAACTTTGGTACCTCGACCAATCCCCTCCCATATTTGCGACAGCAGATAAGTATAGTGGCCGATACAACGGTGAGCTAGAACGTGCTCGTCGTGCATACCGTACCATTGATGATGAACCTGTATTTATGAACTCTCGTGACCCGGATGCGGGTGGCGGAGGCACTACCATTATTCACCGAACATGACCCGTGTTGTTGTACCCCCATCGTTATCTACCGTCACTGTTGCCAATTTCTATGGCACAGCCAGTGATCGGAGCGGTGTCAAACTTGATAAGCGGGAATTTACGTTGCTTCAAAATATCGTCAATAAGAACTTGAAGACCCTTGCGGTTCGCCCTGGAGGTATCAAATCATTTTCCCAGACACATACCACTGGAACAGATGTGCGCGCTCTTCATACATTCGTTGATGATGCGGGCACTGAGTTATATGTAAAGATGTCCGGAGGAAAAGTTTATAAATCTTCTGGTAGTACATGGAGCGAAATCACTGCAAGCGCACCCGGCGGAGGTTTTACAGAGGCCGATACATGGATGGTTACGTTGAATACAAAAGATACAGGCTCTAGCAACAGTACATCTGGTACCACTACCTCAGCCGAAGCTACATCTATTGAAGACGATGGTATCGGTTGGACTCCCGGTGCGTACACAAAGCAGGTTCTTACTATAAACAGTGAGATTAAAAACATCGGAGGTAATGATGCTGACATCATCTACCTTAATGAAGCGTTTGATACACTCCCCACCGCAGATGCATTTACTGTGAACCCTCGTGCACAGGAATTCTTTATCGCTACTGGTACAGAGTTCTACAAGTGTGATGGGACCACGTTCACGCAGCTTGATACCAGCAACTTCGCAAAAGCATTTGATGGAATAGAAGTCCACCACAACCGTATCTTCGCATGGAAGGGCACCAGTCTCTTCTATTCAGACAATGGTGTAGGCGAGCACTTCAGCCGTAACGCTGTGTACGATTTTGCCACACCAATCCAACGTGTTTATTCCTTCGGGTCTGTGCTCGTTATATTTGAACGAAGGCGTGTCACTGTGATGTTCGGAGATAACCCGGACCGTCACCAATTTGTAGAGGTTCTTAATGAAGTAGGAACCACTGCCCCAAAAAGTGTCACATCATACGGTGACTACATATTCTTCGTCTCTGAAGAGTACGGCTTCTGTGTTCTTTCTCTCGCAGCCTTGGCTAATCGAGGTAAGGTAAACGAGCCACTATCTATCTCTGAAGATTTCATCAATGATAATATTCTCGCACAAAGTTCTGCGAATCTACGGACCACTTGTGCTGGTACACACAAAGGTGAGGTCCATTGGTGTTGTGATAATGACTGGTACCGACTTAACGTGAAGGCTTCTCTTGATACTCCGCGAGACCCATTTGGGAACGTGCGATGGATTTGGAGCCTTGATGATAGGCCGGACGCTATGGACGCACTTGTGTTAGGCCACTACGGAACGAAGTTCGTAGCTGGTGCACAAGATAGTGGACAGGTATATGAGATTGAAGAAAGTAGCACGTATGATGATGATGGTACTGCTATTTCATACGTTATTGAAAAGCAAAACTGGCAGAAGGGAGAGTACGGGAAGAGGCCAAACCACTACCATAGCTTGCACATCCGACAAGAAAACAACGCCGCAAGTTCATTGGTCCAGAGTTACTTCTTTGCTCCTGGTGGCAACTCATACGGTACTGCCGTTGAGACTGTTGATCTTAATAGTGCCCTATCTGCTGACCATGAGATACAGGTCACTGGTAATCCATCAGACGACCCACCAAAAAATTCTGGTGAGTTCCTTAGCTATAAAATTACTGGCTCATCCTCCATCGCCGTACCGGAGTTCGAGCTTATTAATCTCGGTTACTTCGGCGGAATTGTAAAATAATGCTTATACGACCCCCACTAACTTCGGCTGGCTCCGGCTCAGAACTTATCCAACCAGATAGGCCCAATAGCCCTAGCCAATTTACACGCTGGCTCAACCCACATACGGGTGAGTGGGAGCAATGGGATGGTACACAGTGGATAACACTTGCGCGTCTCAATGCGATTATTTCAGAGTTCGGTAACGCGGCGGATGGCGACACTGTTATAACTGACAATACGACGCTGACCAAAAATATGTTCTATGACAGTTTGGTTATTGAAGCTGGTGTCACTGTAGACCCAGATGGATTCTCTATCGCTGTGCGTACTAAATTCAGTCATTACGGTACTATAAGTAGGGCTGGCTCCAGAGGGGGTAATGGAAGTGGTCTCACTGCTGGAGCGGCTGGGACAGCATTATCTCAAAACTATCTCAATGGGTCAGTGGCATCTGGAGCAGGTGGGGCGGGAGCAGGTGGAAACGATGCCTTTAGTACTGCTGGTAGTGGTGGTGGTGGTGGTGGTTCAGCAATAAATTCCGTAGGTGTAGCGGGAGATGCTGGAGGTGCTGGAGGTGCTGGAGGAGCATCTGGAGGTGAGGGTGCTGGTGCACCTGGAGGCGCTGCTGGTGCTGGAGGCTCTGTAACAGCACCTATAGCATCAGTTGGTAGCTTTGATAATTTGAATCATGTAGCACGCTGGAGGACAAACCCCGCAGCACTTGTGCCTCAGCCATTCTTTGGCTCAGCAGGAGCCGGTGGTGGTGGTGGTGGTTCATCTGGACAGGGATTCGGAGGTGGAGGTGGTGGAGATGGGGGAGATGGAGGAGGTGGAGGTGGAGGGGGTTCCCCAGGAGGAAACATCTTGATTGTCGCAGCTATTGTTTCTGGTAACGGAGCCGTTAATGCTGTTGGTGGAAACGGTGGTAATGGAGCGGCAGGAGGACCAGGAGAAGGAAGCGCTCATAGTGGAGGTGGTGGAGCTGGAGGCGCAGGTGGCGCGGGTGGTGTTGCAGCTTTAATTGCTTCACGAAAAGATGTATTTGAATGGACTACCGATGTTTCTGGCGGCACTGCTGGTAGTGGTGGCGCAGGAGGTGACGGTGATAACAATGATGGTCTTGCTGGTCAAGACGGTACAAACGGAGACGCCGGAGCTTTCCATGAATTCTTTATTGTCGACTAATATGAATAACTCTTCTTACATTACAGGCGAACAAAGGCTCCTAAATTACGTTAGGCGCACATCAGTTGGTAGCAGACCTTCACGACGCACTCTTCGCAGTCGTGCGACTGAAAGCACTCGTAATTCATCTACTCGTACAAAGAAAAAGCAAACCACTCCTGTATACAAGCACAAGAAAGATAAGGTAGAAATCGCTGGTAGACGGAGTGATGAGGATGGTAGTCGTACTCCAGATACAGTACGTCGCGCGGCTCTTGACTCTTCTAATAAGAGATTATCAACCAGGAACATAAGTAAGGCATCTACATTTAAACCTGTACAGGGACCAGTGAAAGCTAAGTGGGTTTACATCTCTGGTCCAGGTGGCCGAATAATGAGACATACTTACCCCGTCATTCCTGCTGCGAAAGAAATAAATGGCAGAAGCCTGAGGGATGAGGCAACACGCAGAGTGCGAGAGAGCAATCCAGAACTCTTTATGAGTGGGGCGCAAATAAGAGAGAAGGCTAGGAAACAGGCACAACAGCAATTCGGTACAACCAGTGGCTCTAAGGTAGCGCGTGAAGCTGCATACCAAGAGAGGTTGATGACACGATCAATGACTAACGCACGATCAAGTAAAATTGATTCTGTATTTAAGACTGTAGAAAAAGAGGCGAAAGAAGTCACACAAAGGCAGGAGCACCAGAGAGTCCGAAATCAGCGAGCGTCTCAAAAGACTGCATTACAAGCTGCTGTTGATGAAAGAAGGCAGCGTCGCGAAGACAGGATAAAGAGTTCTGGCTTTGACCCAGAGACAGAGCAGGGGCGTGCTAACATCGCAGAGAGAGAGAAGAAAAGCCAGGCCCTTATTGAGTCTGGTGATGATGAGCAGAAGCAAGCATTCCGTGATTACATTAATTTCTTGCAGCAGATTCAAAACATGTCACAAGAGGAACGCGACCAGGCCCTTGGTGAAATAGATGACCAAGCGGCTGCTGAGGTAGACCCATACTATGATAGTGAGGGTAGGTTCCTTGATAGGGCTGAGGATGTTCAGCAGCGTAGGAGCGATCTTACACGAGAGCAACAAAGACGTTTAACAGACCTTCGGCTACGCCGAGGTGAGCAGGATATAAACCTAGAGACGGGTAGGGCATACGAAGATATAGGAACTGAATTCACATCACGAGGTCTTGATGAGCGTGGTGTGGGTGCATCCAACCGTCGTGGCTTTAGGTTAAGCCAAGCTCGCAACCGTGGCCTGGGTAGGCTGGAGGAAGACGCTTCATTGAGTAATGAATTTACACGTAGATTTGGAGAACTTAATGACCAGGGTATCGACCTCACGTTTGATAGGGCACGTAATAAATTGGACTATGATCGTCTTGGGGATTTAGAAGATGAGAAATCAGACATCTTTGGAGACCTGGAACGATTCAACTATCTCAACCAGGGTGACCAAGCATCTATTCCAGACTTTACGGAAGACCAAACAGATGAGAGTGAGGGGAAAAAGCCGCGTGATTCTCAAGGAGCTAGAGGTGGTACTGCTGAAGAAAATCTTACCAACCTTCAAAATAACGTGGCTCAACGAAGAGCAGATCGTTTGGCAAAAATCCCAATAGAGGAACGCTTGCCAACATATCGGTCCACCCCAACAGCTCCGCCAACTAGCTCACGTTCATCATCTGTGCGAAGAAGTACGACCCCCAATATCCGTAAAAGTACGACCACTTACAACATTAAAGCGGCTCCACCGAAAGCGCAAATTCAAGTAAGGCGCGTATCGACCCCCACCGTTCGTAATACTAAGCATACGACACCGACGAGGCAATCAGTTAGTAGGCTACAATCAGCAGTAGCAAAGAGACGTGCCGCACGTATAGCTGCCAATTCCCGCAAAAGATAATTATGCCTAATTCAACCCAACCCTCCACCGGCAACACATTCGGCTTCTCGATGGAGAGCGCCGCATCAGACTTCCTGGATGCAAAAGAAATTGCGACTCAAGCGGGTAGCAAAAACTTCTTAGCTGCTGCGCGATCTAAAGCTTTTAATGTACGGCGCGGTGGTCCGACTAAAGACACTACTCCAAAAGCTGGAATTATTGGCTCATCTACATTAAGAGGATTAGATGCTCCAGTGCCTATCGTTTCTACGAAGCCTGGAGAGCAGCAAGATTTGAGTGGTATTAATGACCCAGTAGCAAATGCACGCCTTGATATTCTTAAGGGATTCCAAGATCAATATGCTCGCGCGGGTGAGCTAGAGGCTGCGGACACAAACATCATCCGTAATAAGATTATTGCGGACATGGACCCGTACACTGATATTGATACACGTATTAAGGAGGTGACACGCCAGGGCCTTGTCTCTAAAACATTACTAAACCAAAAACTACGAAGCTTACCACCTTCACAGCGCAGGGCTGTGGTAGCGAGGCGCCTACAGATGTTTGGCGATACTGTGGATAATTTGTTAGAGATACGTAGCAAACGTAAACTAAAGATTGAGGGTCGGGTATCCGAAGAGATTGGAGACATCCGTGCTAAGGAGACCGCGTTCACAAACCGTGTGAGTATGCTTACTAATTTGGGTAATATGCTTGATGGCATCGGTGCTGACAGAGAGACGAAAGCGATGATGAACCTTACAGTAGAGAAAGCTAAAGAAGAGCTTGCTCGCTTACGCAGGAAAGCTGATGCGAAGGGTATTACCTCATCAACAAAAGAGCAGCTTGATGCCGCAGTAGATATAGCTCGATCAAGTAAGATTCCAGTAGAGACTATTCTTGGGTCATTGCCAGATAAGGACAAGGCAGAGTTCTGGCTCCGTATGCAGACACGACCAAATATTACCAACCGTAACGCGCTTGAAGACCCCAATTTGCGACAGAGCAGAGGGGACATAGACCCAATCTATGGAGACCCTTACGCTGGTCTACAGTCCGCCAAGCAATTCTACCCACCATACGACGATGGCGGAGGAATCCCACAGCAAGTACCACCAACGAAATTTAATTCCGACGACGACGAATAAACCTTATGGCCAACCTTTTCAGCAAGAGCCGGCAAGCACCACAAGGCGGAGGACAGCTTTTCTCTCCAGCTCCAAACCACTTTAATCAAAATCTCTTCGGCGCAGAAACCGACGCGGATGTGATGACTCGTATCACTGCTGAAGTGGAAGAGGAAATGGAGAAAGAGCGTAAGAAAAAAGAGGCTGAGATGAAGAAAAGGCAACAGCAAAGCACTCCTGCTAAGCCAAAACTGACTGTCGGTAAAGTGGTAAAGGGTGTTGGTAAAGAGTTTGTAAGTAAAGCTGATGACGCAATACTTTTTGGTAAAGGTAAGGAGCTGCTATTCAAACATAAGATGCACGACATCGCAGATGAGCGAACGCTTGCACGACTAAAAGAGAATGTCCCGGCTGACCAGTGGTCTGCTGTAGAAAAGAATCTGAAAACTTCTCAGCGCACTCGCGCCATCATGGATACATTTGGTCTTGCGGGTGACAACTTTGTATCGAAGACAAAGAATAAATTACTGTTTGGAAGGATGGGTTCCAGGGTTCTGGAGGATTTAAACAATCTTAATGACATGGCTTTGGAGAAATTTGATATGACCAAAGAACAGGTGATAGAAAACATGCTCAGCCAAGGCGAGGTACCACGAAGAGAGCGGGGTGCAATGACTCAATTAAGTAAAGGGGTTGGTGAGGGGATGTCTCTTGGAATCTTGGGACAAGATAGAGAAGACCCATTTATACAGGCACAGTATCAGCAAGACCCACTGTCTACTGGAGAGAAGGTGGCGAGCGTAGGAGGTCAACTAGCGGGTGGGCTTGTGACATACGGTGGAATTGCGAAATGGGTTGGGAAGGGTTTGCAGACTCATGCTGGCATCAAGTCATTTGCCACAGCTCACCCGTATTTATATGGAGCAACGGTTCAGAACCTTGCAGAAGAGGGTGTTGAATCGTCGGTCCGATTAGGTACAGGCCAAGAGTATGGAGTCAAAGAGTTTATCTGGGGCATGAGCCTTGGTGGAATTTTTGAGACAGGAGCGTTTGGATTGAAGAGTCTTAAAGCGTTGAAAGAGGTACGCCCGGAGATTGCACAAAGCCAGATGGAGAGCATGGCTAAGACCCTCACAGAAACCATGGGACGGCCACCAACCAACGGAGAACTATTCGACGCCATGAAACATTTAGAGATTGATGGAACGGAAGTAACATACAACACACTCTTCAAAGAGGCTCGTATGGCTCACTTGAAAGGAGGTCCAACTCCGAAGGGTGGTAGCAGTGATATTCCAGGAAAGAAAACTTCAAAGCTATTCAAGAGAACTTTGGAACAGCCAGCAGACGCTAAGAAGCCTATGCAAAAAGTTCTGTTTGATAAGAAAGACGACGCCCTATTCAACAGTATATCTAATAAAGAGACTGCGAAGACTGTGCGGGGCCAGTTGGCGAAAGACTATGATTCAGTCCGTACAAGGCTGTTGGATAGCACTCGTACTGTGGATGAGGTGGATGTAGCGGCGGCTGATGTAGTGGTACAAAAGCTCAATAAGTTGGGTGATGATGCAAGCTTGCAGGAGGCAGCCAACATTACGTTGAATGTCAGCAACTCTCTTACTAAGCAGGGTCGTGCGATTCAAGCCGCATCTATGTGGGATAAGTTGTCTCCTGCGGGAGTACTGATGGAGGCACAGCGTACTGTACGTAATACCAACGACGCTCTGAAAAAGCGTGGTATCAAGACTCGTATCAATCTTACAAAGGCACAAGAGAAGATGTTCCTAGACAGAGCAAAGAAAGCTCAGAACCTTACAGGTAGGCCACGCGAAGTTGCTATGGCTATCATCCGTAGGGACTTGGCTGAGATGGTACCAACAGAGGTGTGGGATATGGTTGGTTCAACACACGCTTTGATGATGCTTGGTAACTTCAAGACTCTTGGTCGTAACATTATTGGTAACGGCATCCTCGGTAAGATGGAGAACATGAGTGACAGACTTGGGTTCTTAACTGAAAGAGGTGTGGTCAATCCAGTACAGAGACTACTTGGTAAAGATGTGGTGAAGACAAAGCGTCCTCCTATACAGATGCGTAAGAGGTGGAAAGCTTTCTGGGAAGGATTCGTTGAAGGTTCAGAAGAGGCATACCACGGTATCGACCTCACTCCTACTGCGAAGGGGAAGTCTAAGTTTTTGGGTATGCAGAAAGGACGTACATTTAAGCCCGGTGTATTCGGTAGTAACAAGATAAATAACTCTATTGCTAGTGGTTTCGTAAGAGCTATTGAGAAGACTGCAAGGGGTGGAGAGATAGCTGTTGGTGTTGGATTGAAAGGGTTCGATAGAGCTGCATTCAAGGCGTCCTTTAAGAACTCGATGGATAACCAAGCGATAATCGCTGGTAAGAAATTCGATGGTGTCCCTACGCAAGAGATGATCGAGACGGCCTACGCTGAGTCTCTGTTCAAAACTCTTCAGGATGATACAGCGATCTCTAATGCTTTTGTGGCTCTCAAGAAAAACGTATTAAACCTTGGTTTGAAATTTGGTCCGGGTGACTTCATTCTCAAGTTCCCTAAAGTACCAGGTAATCTGTTGGATAGGGCTATTCGTTACTCTCCAGCAGGATATGGTAACACCTTGTGGCAGATGTCCAAGCCTCTATTTAAAAGGACTATAGACCAAAAGGAGGTGATAGAATCTTTCTCTCGTGCGACTGTTGGTTCTGGATTAATGTTCATTGGTATGAAGCTTAGGGAAGCTGGTGTCATCACTGGTCAGCTCGATGAGAATAGGAATGTACGAGCCGCGCAGCAGAGCGCTGGGTACAAAGACTACCAAATAAACCTTAACGCGCTTAAGAGGTACGTGATGAGCGGCTTCAATAAAGAGATGTCTAATGAGCACGTAGACGGAGATGAGATGATGACGTATGACTGGCTACAGCCAACAGGTGTTTCACTAGCTATGGGTGCTGATATGTATGACGGTGGCGGAGAAGTCACAGCCGTATATGAAAATCTCTTAAGGGGTACCGCCCAAGGGCTTGGCTCGCTGGAAGGAAACTCTCTGCTACGCGGACTATCACAAGCTTTCCGTCGTGATGCTGATGGTATGTTGGAATCTGTTGCGGTCACACTCTCTGAGAACGCTGCGTCCTCCTTTGTACCTACGATGATGAGCCAGGTAAACCAATTAGGAAATCATCTACGCAGAGAGACGTATGACCCGTCACCATTGCGGACTGGACTTAATAGAATGAAGGCAAAGATTCCGTACATGTCTAGTGGGCTACCCAAAAAGTCATCTACTCTTGGCAAAGAGATAAAGACTTTCAGCTCCGCAGACAAAAACCTCGGACTCTTCCTCGTTGATGTATTCATTAATCCAGCTATGGTATCCGAGTACAAAAAGAACCCAGGCATGGAAGAGCTTATGAGCCTCTATGAAGTGACTGGCGACGCAGCGCACATGCCTCGTGTCGTACAACGGTCTATTAAGATTTCTGGTGGTCCGGACGGTCCCGTAAACCGGAAGCTTAAAGGTCGAGAAATATCTGAATATCAGCACATGGTTGGCGCAGATACAAAAGCAATGTATGAGATGGTATTTGATACTCCACAGTTCCAGGCGCTTACCCCGGAAAAGAAAGCAAAGGAGATGGGCCAGGTCCTCACCAACATCAACACCGCAGCGAAGATCAAACTCTTCGGGCATAAGCCATCATCTGTAAATGAGTTGACAGAATTGCTAGTACGTTACGGTGTACAACATGGACGCACTAACCAAAAGGTGTTATTTGATATGAGAAAAGAGGCACTACCAGACAGACAAAGCTTCAACCGTTCCACTCGTCTCTTCAGAGATTTGGATAACGCCAATTACACTCCCTTATTTTCTCCTGCGAATTAGCTTGCGCATCGTAAAACAGTAATCCCCTGTATAATTCCCCAATAGACTATGGCTTCCAACCCCAACGATATAAATAGCTTGGCGCGATTCGTTCTCAAAGATGTTTGGGATACGAGTAACAACGCATTACAAGTAAACGTAGTAGCTGGTTCTACCGGCGCGACTGAATACAATGAAGACGCCGCTACACCTTCTACAATAGTTGGTCCGACGCTTATGATGGAGCGTGATGACGCTCTTACGTCTGTTACTCCTGCTGAGGGAGATTGGATTGGCGCAAGGGGTACAGCAGAAGGGGCATTATGGACACAAGACTTTAATAGTGATGCAATCTTATCCGACACAACGGCTATTTTGGCTGATACAGCCAATATGGACACGAATATTACAGCCATACTTGCCGATACAGCAGCAATGGATACCAACCTTGGCACTATCGCGGGCGCAGTATCCGGTAGTGAGATGCAGGTAGACATTGTTTCTGGAGGAGGTGGAGGAACGGAGTACACAGAGGATGTAGCTACAGCTAACCCTATAGTTGGTACGGCTACACTGATGGAAAGGGATGATGCACTTACAACAGTGACACCAGCAGAAGCAGACTGGATTGGAATGAGAGGTACAGCTGAAGGTGCGCTCTGGACTCAGGACTTTAACTCAGATGCAATCCTTGCAGACACTACAGCCATAAAGACGGCTGTGGAGACTTTAGACAATGCAATCTCTGGTAGTGAGATGCAAGTAGACCTTGTCTCTGCAAACGTAACCAACGCAGGTACATTTGCTGTGCAAGTAGATGGTTCAGCTCTTACGGCCCTGCAACTGATAGACAACATTGTTTCTGTAGATGATGCAGCGTTCTCACTGGGTTCAGGTTCAGGAGTGATGATGATGGGATTTGCAGGTACACAATCTGTCAATGCTAATGATTCAGCAGCCTTAGCTTGTGATACAGATGGTGCTTTGCATATCTCCGATGGTGGTAACTCAATAACAATAGATGGTACTGTTACTGCTGACCTTGGTGCTACTGATAATGCAGTATTAGATGCGATTGCTGCTTCTCTCGCTTTGTTAGATAACTCAATATCGTCTGGAAATGAATTACAAGTTGATGTGGTTGGTTCTTTACCCGCTGGTAGCGCAGCGATTGGTAAGCTGGCAGCTAACTCAGGTGTAGACATTGGAGATGTCGATGTGACGAGTATCACAAACGACTCTATCAATGGACCAGAATCATCCACAGGACCATCGGTAGACTCATATACACAAGTAGCCATAAACCTAACGACTGGTGCAAACCAAGTTCTGGCTTCTTCTGCCGCAAACAAGCAGATATGGGTATATGGATACACATTCACTTGTGGTGATGCAGATGGACAAACGGTTAGCTTTCAAGACGAAGACGATACAGCTCTATCTGGAATCATGGAGTTCGCACAGTATGGAGGTGCAGCAGTATCCCCTTCAGGGAACTTCGCAATGCCTATATGGAAACTAGCAACAGACAAAGACCTTGAAGTTGATATCACAGGAGGTGATGTCGATGGATGGATTTCAGTCGCAGTTGTAGACGTATCTTAATCCCCATATTTATGCTCCCAGTAGAACCTAAAACATCGGCAGCACTCGATTCGCTTGTTACTACTATTGATACTAAGCAATCTGAAGAGTTGGCCGCAAGTAAATCATATTGGCAAGGGGCAAAGACCAGAGATGATAGTACTGCAAAAGTATCTGACCATGATTCATGGGAAACAAAAGGTATAGCTCTGGGAGATATCACAGAAGATGTATCTGTTCACACTTACGATGGACCAAACGGATTAGGCTATATTATAATCATGGAGAAGCCAGTTACAGGTGGCCGATTCATCAAAAGGGTAGTCCACGGTGCTGAGCAGAGTAGAGCGCAGGACTGGACATTTACCCCCGATGATGATGGCATTACCTGATAACGGGGACTTTGCACAATCTGGCTCTATTATCTCTCGATGGAAACTCGATGAGTCTTCTGGTACAAGAGAGGATAGTGTAGGCTCTAACGATCTAACAGATAACAATACTGTGACAGGAGCTACAGGTAAATTTGGAGATGGTGCCTCTGCTTTTGCTAGGGCATCTACTGAATATCTTAGCATTTCAGACAACGCATCTCTTAGCCCTGTGGGGGATATATCCTACTTTGCGTGGATAAAGCCTACAACCACACCATCAGATGCAGCCTATGTTATAGCTAGTAAATATGAAACCAGCGACAGATCATGGTATTTCGACTATAGCGAGGATGGAGGTGGTGAGAGACTCCACTTCTATGTAGAAGACTCCAACGGAGACTCAACCTCTCCTGAAGTAGCAGTAACTCTAGCAAATGACACATGGCATTACGTTGGCTTCGTTTACGATGTTTCTGCTTTTGAGGTGAAATTTTACGTCAACGGCGCTCAGGTAGGAGCTACTGGCTCTACAGCAGGGGTAAACGACTTAGAAGACAGCGCAATACCATTCTTTATTGGAGCTATTGACTTAGGTTCAGGTGCTACAACTACGTGGGATGGGGATATGCAAGACCATATCTTCTGGAATGTAGAGCTTACAGCAGCAGAAGTAGCTGCGAACTACAACCTATACGGTACAGGTTTACCAGCTACAGCAGCCCTTCCTCAGTCAGGTTCTCTTATTGGTCGATGGAAGCTAGATGAGCCGTCAGGTACAAGAGTAGACTCTGTAGGAAGCAATGATCTATCGGACAACAACACAGTCACAGCAGGAGGAGAACAATTCAACAATATTGCAGCGAACTTTGAAGTAGGAAACGATGAATACCTAAGCGCTTCAGATAGTGCAGCATTATCTCCGACAGGAGATACTTCCTATTTCGCTTGGATAAAATTAGAATCTCAGCCACCGGCAGGTAATCACAGGTTTATTGCCAGTAAATATGATGGTGGTGATCGTTCATGGTTCTTTAGTGTACGAGAAGAAAGTGGCAACTTCTTAAATCTATACATTGAAGATTCAAATGAAGATGGAGGTCAATTTAATGTGTCTTACACATTTGCTAATGATGTTTGGTACCATGTCGGATGGGTATATGACCAATCGGAAGCTGATGCGACATTCTATGTGAATGGAAAAATGGCAGGTTCGCCAGTATCATTAACGAATGTAGATGATCTTGAAGATAGTTCGTGTGATTTTCGTATTGGTGAGATAGATAGTGTCGGAGCCGCAGGATTTGATGGGCTCATGCAAGACCATTGTTGGTGGAATGTTGAACTTACAGCAGCAGAGGTGGAAGACCTATACAACGCATACTTCAACCTTCCAGACGAAGGAGATTTGCCTCAGCCTGGCTCAGTCGTAGCCCGTCACACACTCACAGAGGGCGGTGGAACGAGGAATGACCAAGTGGGAACAAACCATCTTACTGATAATAATACTGTAACCTCTACGACAGGGATTTCAGAAACTAACTCTAGTGCAGAAAGAGCAGCAGACTTTAATGATAGCAACAGCGAATACCTCACTGTCGCAGATAACGCCAATATTTCCATAACAGGAGATATGTCTTGGTTCGCTTGGGTAAGACCTGATACAGCACTCCAAGGATCAGACGATCAATACTTTCTCGCTTCAAAATACGATCACACTCAGCGTAGTTGGTACATTGCATACGCATTGGAGGATACCAATGAACAGGTGGATGTCTATATTGCTGATAATTTGACTGGAGATGCGAACAGCAAGAGAGAAATATGGGATGTCACCCTGGCAATAGGACAGTGGTATCACATGGGATTTGTTTATGATGCTTCGGATGGAGAAGTTGGCTTCTATATAGACGGCGCTCAGGTTGACACTATACGAACAGGATTCGCCACAGATATTGTTGATGGAACTGCTGCTTACCGAATAGGCGCATTCTCTGGTGGAGGAGGTACAACAGGATTCTGGCCAGGGCAAGTGCAGGATGCAATCATGTGGAATGCAGAGCTAACAGGTGCAGAAGTAACAACTCTCTACGAGCTTTACACAGTAGAACCCTCTACAGGAACTCCGAGCGGACTTACTCTCATGGGAGTTGGTAATTGATAAAGACACTAAACAGGTGTATAGTGCCTGTATGCGAATCACACACTTTCTCTGGGCGCATACTGCGGCAACCTTTGTCCAGTGTTGCCTTATGGTATCTGCCCTTCCACACCTATAATGATACTCTGTCCAGTCCAACTCAGAGTACGTATCACCCAGCATTTTGGGGAGAATCCGGATGTCTACGAACAATTTGACCTTAAAGGTCATAACGGTGTAGACATCGCTGGCGGGGTACCAGGAGTCAGAGTTCCTGTTCTATCGCCTTACGATGGAGTGGTGCGCTTAGGAGACCAGGGAGACAGGGGATACGGCAAGAATATCCACCTCTTCACAGACCCGGACGGCGATGGCAGAATACGAGAAGTTGTACTGGCTCATTTTTCGTACATCCACAAGAGATTGAAAGACGGAGATAGAGTGTATTTGGGAGACGAGCTGGGGATGATGGGAAATACAGGATTTAGCTCTGGAGTGCACCTACACCTTGGTTTACGGTACCGCGACCCGAAGAGAAACAACGAAATCATAAATTCAAATAACGGTTACAGGGGATTTGTAGATTTTGAAAAGTACCTTCTCTACACCGTTGACGAAAAGCTAGAAGATAGGCTAGTAACCTATCCGTATGATATAATGTAGTCAATTTATTAACCCCATTATTATGAAAGGTTCTGCTCCCCTATCTCTCAGCTCTAACGATCTTACAAAGGTCGGTAAAGGCGCCCTCATCGCAGGTGCCGGTGCTGTACTCGCCTATCTTTTGGATTACGCCACGTCTTTGGATTTGGTTGACCCAGAAAACTGGTGGGCACCAGTGATAATTGCTGGTCTTGGTGTTGTTGCAAACTTGCTCCGCAAGTTGGCCACTGATACTAGATAGTACCCCTTTTGATTTCTGATTACAGATAAAGCCCGTAGCATCGTGCTTATTCTTCTGTGGATGATTGTTCTGCTCCTAACCCTGGTGACAGACTCGCGCCCGTATTTTGAACAGTACGACGACAGTGCTCTGCTATCAACAACGCGTCTGCAATAGTTAGGGTGACAGTTAGATGTGGAAACAACTGTTGAGCCTTCGCCTTCAGATTGTTTTTGTGCATCGTCTTTGTGTGACTCTTTTTCTTAGGTGGTATACCCATAGCCTGTTGCCAAACCCTTGGTAACACCTCATTGAATGGGAGCTTGTGGCATATCATAGCCATCCTCAAACTGTGGTAGTTACCAGAAAAAGTCCAGATAGCTTTCTTTGCATCCATCGGCATCGCGTTTACCTTCTCTATAAGAATCACAACATCATCCTCTATCGTTAATGCTTCAAACAAGTCAGACATATCACGCTCCGTCGCTGGCATCTTGTGTGTGTCGACATGCTTCCCACGGATAATTGCTATTGCTCCGTTCTTACCTGGGTCGATACCCACGAAGGTTGTTTTGTCATACATGTACACAAGTATACCGTATACGCTTGTTTAGCGCAATTTAGCACACGGGTTGTATCCTTTAGGTGCCATGAGTCGACACAAAACTTCACTTGTACGGCGGCTCTGTTCCACACCACGCTGATGTATAGCACGGGCAGATGGACGTCGTAACGCAGTCCGTCGTATAGCACTGAAATCTACGCTCCGTGTATGTTGCACACGCTTCGGCGCTCTAAGTACGGGCTTTGTATAGTTACGTCTGAATGTAGATGTCTTCTGGGATACGCCTTGCTGCTCATAGAGCGGCTTAATGACGTTCGTACCTCTATTGAGTCGGGATATTGGACGGCAATACGTTACACCTCTAAAGGTGTGCTGCCTGTATACAGGGCATTCAGTAGAAGCATCCAAAAGGATAGGGCGCGCTGCGCTCACCATATCTGCTGTCCAGAACCAGATAGCGATACCAACAAGGCCGATGATGTAGAGGATAGTGGAGAATTTCATGCCTCCATTATACTACGCTTGTGGCTTTTGAGGAACCCTGGTGATTACACCTTCTGTAGTCAAAAACATACCAGCGATAGATGTAGCGTTTTTCAGCGCACACTTCTCAACCTTCACGGCATTGATTACTTTAGCCTCAAACAAATCCACAACGTCTTTAGTTTTTGCACTAAATCCGTGCTTTGGGTCTTCGGCTTCGCCAACTTTTAAGGAAATATGCTCACCGTTTACTCCACAGTTTTCAGCTATCTGCTGACACACTGCTGGCAACGCGTCCATAACAATCTTCACTCCGACCAGCTCATCCTTACCAAGACCCGCAAAGATTGGGTCATCTACTGAAATAGACGCATTGATGAGTGAGGTACCAGCACCAGGGACTATCCCCTCTTGGGCTGCGCTCTTTACAGCCCCTAGTGCATCCTCGACACGATCAAGCTTTTCCCTAGCTTCAGTTTCGGTAGCACCGCCGACCTTAACGATGGCAATACCGTGCTTGAGTCGAGCAATACGCTCTTCAAGCTTGTCGTGTTCAAATCCAGGTTCACCGCGCTCCATTCTTTCTCTGATAGATTTGATGTGTGCGTCCACATCATCATCTGATGCACCACCTTCGTAGATGGTACACGTCTCTCTGTCTGTGATTACCTTTTTACACCTCCCCAGCATCTCTATGCTCATATCCTTTAGGTGCATGTTTGCTTCCGGCATGATGACCTTACCTCCGGTTACAACGGCGAGGTCTTCCAGTGCCTCCTTCTGTCTCTCTCCCCAGAACGGTGCTCGCACCGCACATGTGAGACAGATATTCTTCATCTTGTTTGCTACTAATGTAGTCAGCGCTCCGGACACAACGTCGTGCGCGATAACCAAAATAGAAAACGGCTTACCTTCTTTAGCTGCCTCCTCTTCAATCTTCTGCATAATTGGAAGCATGTCATAAGGGTCAGTGAGGGTGTCATCCAAAAGTAGGATGTACGGGTTCTCCATTTCATTAATACCGTCCGGAGATGTCATAAAGTATGGAGACAAATATCCATTGTCATACTGCAACCCCTCTGTGAACTGTGTATTGAGACCAATGGCTTGCCCTGGCTCAATAACAATCACACCATCTTTACCTAACTTCTCCATGAGGTCAGAAATTGTTTTAGCAATTTCGTCATCACGCGATGCTACCTTAGCAATGTCGAAGTAGTCCTCTTTACCATCTGCTTTGATCGAGTCCTTTAGCATCCTCCCCACTACAGCTTCACATGCTATATCCATACCTTCTTTAATAGCGATAGCGTTGCGTCCTTTTTGAATCTCTTTAATACCAGCGTCCATCATCTTGTATGTGAGGACCGTAGCTGTAGTCGTACCGTCACCAGCTTCCATGTTCGTTTTGTTGGCAGCTTCACGTAGCAAGCACACACCCATCTCTTCCTCTTTATCCTCTAGGTCTATCTCTCGCGCTACACCAATACCATCCATTGTGAAACGGATACCGTAGTCCTCTTCAATTAAGAGACGGCGGCCAGAGAGGCCCATAGTAACACGTACTCCGTCGTATAGTTGTTTGGCACCATCCATAACTGCGCCACGGGCGGCTTCGCCAAATACTACTTTTTTTGCTGGGATTTCCATAATTTATTCTGGGGTAACGGAAGCTAAAACAGATTCTTCGCGGACAATTTTGTACGGGATACCATCAATCTCCACATCATCTCCTGCATACTTAGCGAAGAGCACTTGGTCCCCCTTCTTTAGATCGGTCACGTCCGGACCAACATCATGTACTGTACCTTCTGCTGGATAGTCCTTTTTAGCGGTATCCGGAATTACTATTTTAGAATTTTTCAAACGTGTGTCCTCCCACTGCGGGATGATAACGACTCTATCATTACGTGGTACAACTTTATTGCTCATCTGGTGTAGGGGGAATGAATATTGCTCCGCTCGGAGTCTTTCTTAGCAGCCCTTTTTTGCAGAGCTGGTTGATAGTGTAGTGAAACGAGGTGTTCTTTTTTCCGAACGCTAGAGAGATTGCACGGATAGATGGGATGAACCCATGCTCTTTGTTGTGCTTCTTAACGTATTCGAGTATTTCCTCCTGGCGTTTGGTCAGTGGGAAGCGGTTTTTGTAGGATGCCTCTCTCTGCTCCTGTGTTGCATTTGCCTCATCTGTCATAACGTGAATATGGTACAGTACACCTGTACACTATGCAAGTGTGCTGCTACTATATACTGCGTACTTACACCCCTTCCCCCCTTACATTATGCTGAAGTCAGTAGAAAATGTGGTGATCGAGCACCCCACAACCAAAAAGAAGCTCGCAAAAGACCAAGACCCAAGTGGTAAAATCACTACTCACTGGACCACCGTTAGTTGCTGCATGACAGCAGTAGAACTCCAACAAGTGAAGAATGCCAAAGAGATGACTCGTAACATGGAGCTACATGGAAAGCTTGAAGCTCAACTAGAAGCATCAGAGCTTGTACTCACAGAGAGTGAATTTGAAGAGGTCCAGGCAATGGTCCTCGCGTTCCCTAACTTCCTTCGTGGAGGTATTTTGTTTGGTAATCTCTTTAGGATTATGCAAGCACCAGAAATCCGTGAGGATGACTACAAGGCTAAAGCTAAAAAGAAAGAAGCTGAAGCACCTAAAGAAGATGAGCCAGCAAAAGACGAAGAGGCTAAAGCGTAGTTTCATACTCGCCACTCCCCTCAACGATGAAATTATGTTCCTTCGGATTCCGAGGGCACACCATTTCATCATATATCCAATCCGATGTATCTCCATCTGAAGGAATGGAGTCTGTGCGTCTGCTCATCTCTACCTGTTCGCCTGTTAGATCGTAGCAAGATTTACAAATCATTTTTGAAAGGTAATAAAATTAACGCCTCGCTTAATACAGGATGGACATATCCCAACATAATCTTTAATGTCCCTTGTATAGGGCTTTTTTAAACAAGTTCTACTTGAGCTGCTTCGCCCACAAAAATTACATCTCTTGGGTTTTTCGGGATAATTTCTATTTATCCAAGCCAATATTGATTCATCTTTAGCCTCACCCCCCTTCCATCTTGGGGCTTTTTCTTTTTTTTGCGAATGTCTAACTTCTTGCTTATAGCAACCACAAGAAATAACTGTTCCACCAATCACTGGCGAGGGTCTTGATTGATATTTCTTTCCACAATCACAATCAAATTCCCACTTACCACCGTTTTTATGGGGTTTTAACTTCCTTGTGGCAATCAATCTTCCGAACCTTTTGCCAACGATATACTTTTCTTGGAACATATTAGTGTGAATCATACATTTCTTGCATTTTCTTGTAACAATTTTTCAAATCAGTTCCCAAGCTATCTACTTGCCTCCATAGAGATTCAATCTCTCTTTGCTGTATTTTACATTTCTTTTCCTGCCTCTTACAATTCTTACAATCTTTAACGGTCATAGTTAGTGGGAGAAGGAAACAGGAAGTAAGTCCCGCTTAGGGGCGAAGTCTGCTTTAGGGTTCATTTCATAGTAGAAATTGATGCGAGTTTGGAACTTTTTAAACCATGACTCCAAGTCCTCGCTATTCATAGTGACGGCCTTCCATCCTTTGCGGGTCCTAGCACCAACAGCAAGGATAACTGCTGCATCGCACTCTTTACCTGTCATCTCTCTGTACGCGTTCCAGTACGCTGCTATTTGGAGTCGATACTTGTCGTAGACGTCTTTACCGGATTTCCAATCACAGATGACAAGGTTTCCTCCGATCTTTGCGATAGCATCAACTGTTCCCGCATAACCCCATTCCTTAGAGTAAAGTTCCGTCTCCAGCTCAATAAACTCCGGAGCGGATTCCGCATGCCACTCCATATAGTTACAGATTCTCTTCCACTCGAAATCATCAAAATTCTTTTTCTCCATCTCATCTCCCTCCTCTTTAGAATACCAATGCAAATCCAAACCTCTATTGTAATCCTCAATCGCTTTATGAACGCTGGTTCCACGCTCAGCAGCCATATAGAGAGCGAACCGTGCTCCGTCGATACCTTTACTCTGGACCTCTTCGGCTTTGAACTGTTCGAGGAATGGGTTCTTTGGTTCTGTGGCATCGGCGATAGAGGTTACTGATGGATAGAATGCCTCAAAGTCTTCTTTGAAGCCGTCCGCTTTCTTTTCAATAATATGATACACCCTCTTGTCGATTGTGTATCGCTTCTCGATGGAAGCTTTAGGTTGGTTCTTTTTATCAGCCATAGTTAGAAAATGATAAGTAATAAGCAAAGTATTGTGAGAGCAACGACTACTGTACGTAGTCCCCTCACCTCACGCCTCAGCGAAGAGTTTCGCATAGCCACCCTTGCGGCTCGTCTCTCTAAAGACATATTGTTAGATGTGTTTTCCATATAGGGGCACTGTACAGTACCCCTGTACACTGTGCAAGTGTTTACTTACTGAGGGATA